CGGCAAATCCAGCGGCTGCTCCGGGATCGCGTTTTACCTTCTGCTGGCCGACGGCGAAGCGGGCGCTGAGGTTTATTCATGTGCCGCCGACCGGGAACAGGCAACCATTGTTTTCAGCATCGCGCAGGAAATGTCCGAACAACACGAATCATTGCGGCAGCGGATCAAGCATTACCGCACCAGCAAAACGCTATTAAACGACAGTCAGGCAGCAACGTACAAAGCGATATCTGCTGACGCATTCACGAAACACGGCTTGAATGCGCATGGCATCATTTTCGACGAATTGCACGCACAACCCAACCGCGACCTGTGGGACGTTATGACGACATCGACGGGATCGCGTGAACAACCGCTGACGGTCGCAATCACGACGGCAGGCCATGACCGCAATTCGGTTTGTTGGGAAATGCACCAGTACGCCGAGCAGGTGCGCGACGGGATCATACAGGACGACACGTTCCTGCCGCTGATATACGCCGCTGGTCCCGACGACGATTGGACGAAACGCGCAACATGGATCAAGGCGAACCCGTCGTTGGGCGAAACCGTTTCGTTCGATTACATGAAACAAAAATGCGACGAAGCGCAGAACAGCGCAGCGAAGGAAAACGTGTTCAAGCGGTTGCACCTGAATATCTGGACACAGCAGGACGTTCGTTGGTTGCGGATGACTGATTGGGACGCATGCGCATCGCAGCGCGCCGACCTGGACGGCAAACCGTGCTACGCGGGCCTTGACTTGGCATCGACAACGGACATTGCGTCGATGGTTTTAGTGTTCCCCGACGACGACGGCGCGTGTGATTTGGTTTCGTTTTTCTGGATTCCCGAACACGCCGCAACGCAGCGCGAACGGCGAAACCGCGAACTATATCTGGCATGGATCAAGTCGGAACACATGCGCGCGACGCCTGGCAACATCATTGATTACGACATTATCAGGCGCGACATCAACGGGATTGCGAAACAGTATGACATCAGGGAAATCGCCGTTGACCGCTGGAACAGTACGCAACTACAAACGCAACTGGACGGCGACGGCTTTGACGTTATGGGGTTCGGTCAGGGATACGCAAGCATGTCCGCACCGACGAAGGAATTTGAGAAACTGGTGATCGGAGGCAAGTTGCGTCACGGCGACAACCCGGTGATGCGGTGGATGGCGGCAAACGTCGCCGTTGAAACCGACGCCGCTGGCAACCTGAAACCGTCAAAACGAAAGTCGTTGGAGAAAATCGACGGGGTTGTGGCGGCAGCAATGGGGATCGGACGCGCGATGGTACAACACGGTAAGAGCGGGCGCGTATATCCGCGCCGGGAATTGTTGACGATATAAGGCGACACGATGTTAAACAGAATAAAACGAATATGGGACAAGCGCGGCGGGTTATCATCGCCACCGCAGTGGTTGACAGACGCATTGCAGACAACCAAAACGACATCTGGCGTGACCGTCAACGAAGTCACGTCGCTGGAAGTGTCCGCTGTGTTCGCCTGCGTTCGGGTAATAAGTGAGGCAGTCGCGTCGCTGCCGCTGTTCGTGTATCGCAGGGACGGCGAAAATCGGTCGCTGGCATCTGACCATCCGTTGTTCAGCGTGTTGCACCGGTCGCCCAGTGCGGACATGACATCGTTTACCTATCGCCAAACAATGCAATCGCATGTCCTGATATACGGCAACGGGTATTCCGAAATCGTCCGCGACAACGGTGGCCGGGTTCGCGAAATCGTGCCGATGTTGCCAGACAGGACGAAACCGCGTCGCGCGTCCGACGGTTCGATTGAATACGAAGTGCGCGCCGCAGACGGCAGGACGACGGCGCGTGTTCTGCCGGGTCGCGACGTTCTACACATACCGGGTTTGTCGTTCGACGGTTTGATGGGGTACGCGCCGTTGTCACTGGCAAAGGAAACGGTCGGCCTGGCGAAGGCAGCGGAACAAATGGCCGGTTCGTTTTACGGCAACAACAGCGTTTCGTCGGGGGTTTTGGAATACGACGGGACGTTGGGCGACGACGAGTACAAGCGACTTCGCGACAATTGGGAAACCTTATACAAGGGGCCGGAAAAAGCATACAAGGTCGCGATCCTTGAACAGGGTTTGAAATTCAAACAATTGACCATCGCAGGTCGCGAGGCGCAGTTCCTGGAGTCGCGCCGGTTCGCCGTCGAGGAAATCGCACGACGGTTCAACGTGCCGCCGTCAATGATTCAGGATCACACGCGAAGCACTTTCAGCAACGTCGAACAACAGGCGTTGTCGTTCGTCATGTACACGCTGCGACCGTGGTTGGTCAGTTGGGAACAGGAACTGGCGCGCAAACTGTTTGCCGGTGAACCTGGCATGTTCGCCGAACACCGCGTTGAGGGTTTATTGCGTGCCGATTTTTCAACGCGCATGTCGGGTTATGTTAACGGGCGGCAGTGGGGTTGGTTGTCCGCAAACGATATTCGCAAACTTGAAAACATGTCGCCGATTGACGGTGGCGACTCGTACCTGGTTCCGCTGAACATGCAGGATTCCACAACCCCGCAACCGCAGGTTGATCCTGTCAGGTCGGGCATTGTCCCGACGACGCCACCGACGACGCCGACGCCGGCGGCAATCGAATCAAAACCCGAACCGCCGCAGCGCGACCGTTTCGACAGGATTGCAGCGGCGCACGAACCCGTTATGGTCGATGCGTTGCGCAGCGTCGTCCGAACCGAACGCGAAAAAGTGCGGCGCAATTCCAAGCGCGCCGACTTCGATTCGTGGTTGGATGCGTTCTACACAACGCATGTGACACACGTTCGCAACGCGATCACGCCGTGTGTTGAGGCATACGCGGCAAGTGTCGGGTGCGACGAATACGATGCGCAGGTCGGCGAATGGGCGGCATCGGCATCGGTGGCATACGTCGAACAATCACTGGCGCAGGTCCGCAGCGTTGAGGGCAACGACCGGCGCGCAGGCATTGCGGAAATTATTGACGATTGGGAACGTGACCGAATACCATTTGAGGCGGGGCAGATGATGGTTCGCCTGGCCGACTTCTGTGCATCACTGTCGGATTGACGACCGGACACGAACAATAAGGGACAAACGATATGGAACGGCGATTTACAACGAACGAAATTCAACCGGTTGGCGTTACAACGCGCGACGACGGCGGCGCGACGATCACCGGATATGCCGCCGTGTTTTACCGTGACGGCGACGCTGGAACCGAATTCCAGATTTTGGCCGACTTGGTGGAACGGATCGACCGCGATGCGTTCACGCGGTCAATTGACGAGGGCGACGACGTGCGTGCGCTGTTCAACCATGACACGTCGCAAATCCTGGGTCGCACCGAATCGGGAACCCTGAAACTGAGTGCAGACGACATCGGGTTGCGTTACGAAATCGACGCGCCGACGACGCCTGCCGCGCAGCATGTCATTTCGGCAATTGAACGCGGCGACCTGACCGGTTCCAGTTTTGCGTTCAGGACAGAACGCGAAGAATTCGTTGAAGGCGATTCCGGTGCGCCTGATGTTCGCAACATCAAGTCAGTTCGGATGTTCGACGTTGGGCCGGTGACATTCCCGGCGTATACCGGAACCACGACCGACGTTCGGTCGTATACCGACGCGGGCGGCAATGCCGACGGCATCCTGGGCATGTATCAGCAGTGGAAGTCGCAATGCCGCCGCGCGCCGCGTGCAACTGCCGCACGAGCGAGAATCCGCGCACGGGGTTGATTTCGACGGTCCTGCCGTGTATGGTGGTTTGACAATTGGAAATCGGCAGTTCGTGCGGACCGACCTTCGGCGGTTTCGCGTGGACTGTGGCGGCAAATCATATCCGACCTTCGGCGGTGCGAATTGTCCGACGTGACGTGACTAAATGTTACGACGTGTCGAGCGGTGCGCACCGTTTTCGTTTGGTGTTCCCGTCGCACGTCACAGAACAAGGAAACAAAATGAACAATTCAGCAGACCTACGGGAACAGCGCAAGGCGAAAATTGACGAGGCGAACGCCACCGTTGACGCCGCGAAATCAGACGAACGCGACCTGACTGCCGACGAGGAATCAGCGATTGATTCGCTGTTGTCTGACGCGGACGGGTTGAACGACGACATTTCGATGGCAGACAGTCGCGAAAGTCGGGCGGTTCGCCTGGAAAACGCGACCGCATCGCTTAACGA